ACAGCTAGTGCAACTCGTCATTGGACTGTTGCGCACGATTAATTATGCCAACAAACCCGAGCATACCAATTAGCTTTCTAAATGACCATCTTTACGTCACTAAAGATGATTTTGTACCTGTCGTTGATAGTAGTTCTTTGACCACGTATAAATCCAAAATTGAAACGTTGGATAAATACTTTTCTACTTCTGGTTCATCTTTGGTTGTATATTTTACTTCTAGGTCAATAAGTTCTTCATATTCTGTTGATACTAATACAGCAAGTTATGTATATCCTGTAAGTTATTTCATGACGGCAAGTTGGACTCAAAATGTTGTGTGGAGCACAGTTGTTCAAACTGCAAGTTTAGCTTACAATTCTAATACATCCAGTAGATTACAAGGCATTGGCAATTCATATGAAAACGTTTTCGTTGTTAATACTATCGCTGCAACCACAGGCTCAGGGTATATTGCTATTGTAAGTAAAAACAATTTAACATCATCAATATCATTACCAGCCGTCAAAGCTAATAGTGTGTTTTTTAACAAGGATTATACACCGGGAACAAACGGATATGGCAAATTATTCTTCTTTGAAGACAATCAAACAAATACAGGAAAACTTGTTTTAGAAATAGGAGATGAATTTTCAGTTGTAAATGGTATTGGTCCTGATATTGAAACCATAGCCAGAACCAATGCGGGTATTCTTTTTCAGACAAGTGAAGCTGGTAATCTAAATGGATTTAATAGAACAGGAAGTTTGTTGTTCATTAAACCATATGACGGAAGAACTTATGCGAGAATTATTGAAGCTCAGGAATTTTCTTCAAGTATTACCTCCATACCAACGGTTGGTTTCTATGGAACGGCTAGTTATGCTATTAATTGTAGCACAAGTTTAGTATCGGCTCAGACTTTTCCTGTTGGTTGTATTGTTGGTATGGCTAGAGGCACATCATCTATTGCCACATGGGCAACTTGTAGTGGAGAAATATACAGCACAGCTTCTTATTCGGCCTTGGGATTATTAACCGGAAAAGGTTTTGGTGAAACTATGAGTATTGCTACATATAGTAAACCAAGAGATACTATCGCACCTACCGCATTGGGTGAGTTTACAATAACCGCGTCGGCGGGTGGTTCTGGTCTTTTTAAATTAATATGGAATGGAACGGACATATATTTTATCAATGGCAGAACATCAAATTTTGTAAAAATAAGCGGATTAACCGACGGAACATACACGTATAACATTACCGATTATGGATTTACACCGACAGAATCTATTAATTTTACAGCAAAAATAGGATTGAATGGACCTGATACTGGTAGCACATTTGTAACAGGAAGTTCAAATTACAGATATCCAAACATGAGTCAAAATACATTTGTTCCAACAAGTAGTTATTTTTACACTACGTCTAGTTTAAGTCCTTTGACGTGGATGATTCAGACGGGATAATTATACTTATACATAGAATATGCCAAACAGTATTACAATTAGCGGGTTAAATGAACTAACTTACGTAACAGGAGATGATTTCTTAGCGTTTGTTGATAGTGGTTCTTTGACCACATTTAGAGTAAGCGTAAATACGTTGAAGAATTACTTTGCTTCATCAGGTTCAGTATTATCCGCATCTTTTGCCAGTCAATCAATTAGCGCTTCATATACAGTCAATGCTGATACTGCTAGTTATCTATATCCAAGATTATATCTAATGACGGCAAGTTGGGCAAGCAATGTTGACCCAACAACCGTAGTCGGAACGGCTAGTTTAGCTTATAATGCCAGAACTTCTAGTCATCTTGAAGGTGTAGGCAGTTCTTATGAAAATACTTTCATAGTAAATACGTGGTTGGCTCCAACGGGGTCAGCGTATATTGCTATTCCAAGAAGAGTTAGAATGTTCTCCGTTGCTGGAAATTTAACATCAGTAAAGAGTGGCAGTCTATTCCTCAACAAAGATTATGTTCCGGGTACTAATGGATATGGTAAGGCTTATTTCTTTGATGATAATTTACAAAGAGGAAAATTTGTTTTTGAAGTCGGTGATTCTTACACAGCCGTAAATACCATAGGACCAAATATTGATGCTATAACATCCAACTCCAAGGGATTTTTATTTCAATCAAACGAAGCTGGCAATGTAAACAACTTAGGTAGAACCGGTAGTTTATTGTTTATATCAGGTAGTGGAAGAACATACGGAAGAATTTTTGAAGCAAAAGAATTTTCTTCAAGTCTTACTACTACAGGACAAGTAGGTTTCTATGGAACTGCCAGCTATGCTATTGGTGCAGATTTCAGTCTTGGTTCTGCCAATGTTATCCCAACAGGAATGATAGTAGGTTTTGCTGCTTCAGCTTCACAGACTCCTATGGGATGGTTGAATTGTGATGGGTCTGTCTATAATACATCAAGTTATTCTAATTTGACAGCATTAATAGGAACTAATTATGGACCCGCATTAACTATCAATAGATACATAGTAGCTGAAACGATTACTACATATCACAATGCAGCAAACGGGTCGGTTAAAATTACTTGGGTGTCTGGTGGCTCTGGACTTTTCAGCCTTGCGTGGGGAGCAAGTACATATTACATCAATGCGACCACAGATACGAATGTAACTATTAGTGGATTGTCGGGACCAGTAAATTACAACTATACCTTTACTGACCTTGGATTTACTCCTGTTGTAGCATACCCTCTTGTAGCTACAGTTCCTTATGGTGGCGCCGCATCTAGCACCAATTTGGTTCTCAGTGCTGCTTCATATAGATTACCAAGAATATCAACGTCATATTTTCAAACTTATACTACACTTAATCCGTTGATTTGGATTATAAAAACCTAAGTATTGGTTATACTATGAATGAGTTATACAAGTCTCTTTTCATTGAAAAGATATCAAATTTCGTTTGTTTCATCAAATATAGAAGTCACATCTATTCATTTGAAAAACCATTTTTGTTAGATAAAAGTTCCGTCCCGCCAATGTTACAAGATTCGGTGATAAGTTTGATTGATTGCACAACTAATAAACAATATTTCATGCACTTCGATGATATTCTTATGTTTCATACTAAACATGAAAATGATATATCAAAATCCGACGAAGAACTTTCAAAGTTGCTTGTGAATAATCAGAAAATCTTTTCACGATTAAAATTTCTAAAAGGAAGAAATCTATACGATTTGTTTTTTCGGTCTGATTTTGATGAAAGTAGATTTGAAAAAATAAAAAACATTCAGTTGTTAGACGCATTACAATTAGATGATTTAGATGATTATACCAAATTAATCAAAAACGATAAATCAATAATCGAAGTGATAAGAGTTTTTTGGTATTCAAAAATAATGGAACGGTATGATTCTGTAGTAAAATCATTGAATGAGGAATTTTCCGTTGCGGCGGATGATAATATAGCCGTAGAATTGAATGACATAAAAAACATCATTACAATAATTCCAAAAGAGGCTGAAAAAGAATTGTCTAATAGACACACTAGGGATGAAATATTGAGTTACTGGCCATTATTATTGTTACCACGACCCGACATATTTGATATAAAATGACGGTTTTTTTGATAAATATACCACCTAACACAGAGACACACGAATACAAATTGTGTTATGATGTGTTGAAAGATTATTTCAAGAAATACAACATACAAACATTCACACTGGATAAGAATGAGTTTGACGTTCATCCATCTTGGCTCAAATTAAAATGTTTTGACTATGTGGATGATGATTTTATATTGTGTTGGGATGTAGATTTGTTACCTAAAAAGAAGTGTCCTTCCATAACCAACGACCTAAACTTTGATAAAATCAACGCGGTTGTAGATACAATCCTCCACACAAACTCAACGACACCCCTATTCGATGCAAGCCAGTTTCGTTTTAACTGTGGTTTGGTGGGTATTCCACGAAAGTATAGGGGATTGTTGGATAAGGTCTTTTTAGAAGCCAAAACGTCAACGTTACCCTCATATGAACAATATCCAATGAATAGTGAGTTGGCTAAAAATGAATTCAAAGACGTTCACGAATTGGATAAAAAATGGAACTGTATATTTCACCTTCCTACAGTTCCGAACAGTTTTTTAACTACATCTAACGTGGTTCATTACACCAGCATAGGAAGTAATGATATTAGAAGAAGTCTTATTGATTCTCACCACAAGTCATATTTCTTAAATAAGAATTAACGTTTTTGATTTTATCATTTCGTTTAACTTTTTACACTCAATTAACCACGGGTGTCCATCTGTAAAATTTTCGGTTCTCTGGATATTATTTGTCAATCCATAAACATCCCAATACCATCCACTTTTCATAAAACTATCAAAGCCGGTGATGTATATTTTTTCATTTTTGAAATGATGTAAACAATACAGTATGGTTCTAAATCCTGTGCTGTAATCCATATCAACATCGAAATCTAACACCTTAATTTTGTCATAGAACGAACATTCTTTGAGTATTTTATCATCTTTGTTTTTCGTCCATAAAAACAATACAGACTTCAACCTATCAAAATCAACGTCATTGGGAGCAAAGACCTTCTCAAAATTTTCAGTTATTGGTTCTGCAATTGTCTGTTTCCACAGACTGTATCTCTGTTCCTTTGATAACTTACAACACTCTAATATTTTAGACCAACACGAATATATGTCAATTTTTGTTCCAACATATTTCTCAAACCCATCTATTTTGAAATTATTCAATCGTATGACAATATCGGATTCATCTATAAATTTACCATTTTCGTTGGTCAGCGCTTTTGACCCATTGCCTATTATTATAATTCTGTTCATAAACCAATTTGATGTTATCATAGATATGTATGTTATCATGACAAAGAAACTGATATGGAAGTTGTTTTTTAATACTGGATTCACAGACCCTACAAAATTAATAGGGGAGGAAAGAACAAAGTATCTAGCATTCAAAGTTTTTGAATTTATGAATTCGGATAATGTAGAGGATTTTTTTGGGTTGATAAATAACAACAAAGAAACTCTCAATAGATTGAAGAGTGTGTGGTTGAAAAGGATTGATGAATCTAAGCAAAAGATATTAGCATATTTGGAGTCTGAACGATTACAAGCTACCGAAGAATCAGAAATCGCTGCTATAAATGAAGTAAAACAACTTGTTATCGACTACGATTACGAATCGGATTACTCTGGGGTCAATACTTACAAGGATATTATATCGAAATGGCCCAATATTTTGTTGCCTGTTCCGACAGATGTTAATATACTCAATAAACTATTATGAATTTTGCCGTAAAGAGAATGTCGTGGAAAGATGTGAAATTTTCCACAGGCCTCACATCTTCAAAAAATGAAAATTCTAACCAACTTTTCATTGATATGTTGTCATCTAAAGGTCTTGGTGGATTAGAAAAATACCCAAACATCGCTCAGTGTTACAATCAATTGATACACTATTTTCAGATAGAACCGGACTCAATCATCTTAGGTTTCGGAGGCGACCAACTGTTGAAAGATTTATTTGTGGTGTTAGACTACAATTCTATTCAGATTTTTAACCACAGTTATGAATTAGCCACGGTTTACAACCAAATACTGAATAAGAGTGTTTTATTGAATGATTACATCTTCGATGGAGAATTCAAAGTAAAGACGCCTATTGAGTTTGTAGGAGGCGACGTATTGTATTTGGTGAACCCACACTGTCCAACAGGTATAGAACTCTACGTGGAAGAGATAGAAATACTGGCCACAAAGTTCAAATACATCATCATTGACGAAGCCTATAAAAATCCACTCAATATAGACCACAGACTTTTGAAGATTGATAACGTCATCGTTGTCAAAAGTTTTTCAAAGATTGGAGGGGTTCCCGGCTTACGATTTGGATATTGTCTGGCCAATAAATCAATCATTGAAAAGCTCAGAACGATAAAACCGTTGTATGAAATGAACAGTATTTCTGTAAAATACTTGAACTACATTCTCCACAACCCACAAGTTTTAGACGACCATCTGATGGAAATGGGCAAGACCTACGACATATTGAAGGTCATAAACGGTGGGTTTAGTGTCCGTGTAGGAAATTTTGCTACATTTGAATGCTTTGGAAAATTATCAGGTAAATTCTATTCTATTGATGGAAAAACTTTCGTAAGAACAACACTGACAGATGTTGACAACTATAAGAGGTTATTGTTATGAAAGTAGTAATTGTAGGAAATGGTAAATGTGCTCTTAACAATAAGAATGGAAAATTCATTGATGGGTGTGATGTAGTTGTCCGAATCAAGAACTTTCAGACGATTGGTTTTGAAGAGTTTGTAGGTGAAAAGATAACCCTCTTTTCAAGCAAATGGTTTTCTTGGTTTGATAGACATACCAACGAACCATTAAAATTTGATTTCTTGGATAGAGTTAATGACTATCTGTTCATGTTTTATGACCCATTCAAAAGGCACAATTTCAGTGAAATTGCTTATAGGAAACTTTATGAGGAATTACAGTTGAAAAACGAATTCCACGACAGCATAATTGGAACTCCTGAATTGCATAGTAGATATTTGAAAGAATTTGGAATAGACAATAAGACGATTCATTATATGTCTCCAGAAGAAATTGAAGAGTTGGTGATTAGACAACTGAAATTCAACCCTGACAAATATCTGACCCCATCAGGCAAATTAGTAGAACCTACATGTGGCATAAGAACCATACACAAGATGTTAAATCTCTATAAGAACGATGAAATCTTTATCACAGGCTTTGATGGGTTTATGACTACTTGGTATTGGAATGAGTCTCATAAAAAGAATCCGGCACATGCTTACATCAATGAGATTTTGTATTTGAAGAGACTTGCCAAGAGTGGTAGAGTGAAAAATTTGGATGAATAATTCTCCGTCAGTTATTATTGTTGGAAAAGGAACTTCTCTTCTTGGGAAAGAATTGGGTAGTGTCATAGATGCGTTTGATATAGTCATTCGTGTCAATCATATGCCTACGGATACGAATGTACAAAAACACATAGGAGCAAAAACTACCATATTTTCTTCCATACCTGTTAGGAAAATTACAGAATATTGGAATGATATAGTGGCCATTAAAAAATTGTGGATAGGTAAATCGTGGGAAATAGAACGAAATAATGTAAAATACCAAGGTTACTACAAAATTATTGATGATGCTAATAAAGAAGGAGTGGATGTGAAATTTTTAAGTAAAGAAGAATACACACATCTTGTAGAGGAATTTTCTGGGTTTGGGGAAGTGTTTTGTTCATCGGATGGTGAGTGGGGCCTTTGTATTCCTGATACAGGAGTAACTACCATTCTCAGTGCGATACATAGATTTGAAGGCAGCAAAATCTGTGTTTGTGGATTTGATTTCTATGTAGATAAAACGAATGTATTTGACTATGAATACAATCTCCGTCTTATTGGAACAGAACCGATAATGAAACAAATTTTGTATTACAAGAAGTTATTATACAGTGGAAAAATCTATGAGTTATGAGAATGAACATCTGAATAAGAGGATTAGTAGGTATGATATAAATACTAAGGCTGCATCCTTTACCACGACATTGAAAGGATTGGCCATCATTGTTCTTAACATTACGGAACTATGCACACGAAAATGTTCGTTCTGTCCCAGAACCAATCCTGAGATATATCCAAACCAAAATATTCACATGACAAAGGAAACGGCGTTTCTGATATCTGAGAAGTGTAAATTGGACGGATATACTGGAGATATCCATATTTCAGGCTTTGGAGAACCATTACTCAACAGAAACATATTGGAACTTTTGACAAATATCCGTGTCAATCTTCCAAACAATCATATCATCCTTACATCCAATGGTGATAGGATGACGATTGATTACATGAAATCTCTGTATTCCTCAGGTGTCAATTACATTTCTATTAGTTGTTACGAAGAACCATTGTATGCAAAGTTTGAAAAGATGTTTGCTGATTGTGATGTTCCACAGGAAAATTTCAAGATAAGAAAGTTGTGGTTCATTGAGAATGAAAATACAAGTGAATTTGTAGAACGAAACACTTTTCACAATGCTGGTGGAACTTTACCGGGCGACAACGATAAAGTAAAGAATAATCCATGTTATTTTCCATTCTACAAGATGATGGTTGACTGGAATGGGGATGTATTGTTATGTTGTGAGGATTGGTTACGAAAGGCCGGCACATTCGGTAATCTTACAAGAGATAGTCTGAGTGAGGTATGGCATGGTCAAAAATTCAATGAGATTAGAATGGGATTATTGAACAAGAACAGGGCATGTAACAATGCCTGTAAGAATTGTAGTATCAATGGTCTTTTGATGGGGTATGATAGTGTCAAAGTTCTTGAGTCAATTTTATGAGTTCCAAAAGAATAGCATTTGTCTGTGATGAAGATTTACCAAACTATTTGGTGAATCCGAAACGTTATGATTATCTCCAAGGTAAACATAGTGCCACAGGCTATTACTATTGGATACTCAAAAACCACGGAATTGAGAACATAGAATTGGTAGGATTGGATGCCAACCTCAATGATTATGACGTAGTAGTAATTTACTATGACAACAAGGATATTTTACAACCGAATCGAAAGTATAAGGTAATCCAATCAGTTTCAGACCGACCACAGATAGAGGGGTGTGACTTGTATATTTGCTGCAATTACAGCACTATCAAGCCAATTTTGGATGTGGAATTGGTGAAAAGATGTGGGGTGGGGTTAAAACACGTCTTAAAGGGGTCGTGGCACTATATTCACTACCCCATGGCGTTAAATTACAAGAAGTGTAATCCGGTATGGCCACCGTCAATATACCACTTTACAGGGCGACAAAACACCTTGATTGAAGAACTGTATTCGGATGTGTTTATAGACCACATGAAATCGAAAGGCATTAATCTACGATTTGATTTTCTTACCGACCACAATAACGGTGATGAAGACGTGTATTTTTGTGTCAGAAACAATAAGACATATTACTCAGAGATTTGTGGTGGAAACAACGTGGACACAGCATTGGGACAGAAAACAGCCAACAGACTTTATCAGGCGTGGAAGATGGGTACACCATCAATTTTCCATTCTAATTCGGCAATGTTTTCAATCAGAAAATCGGAGTATGATTTCTTGATTGCTGATACCGTTGATGAATTTGAAGATGCTTGTATTCGTTTGAAGACGAATGAAATCCTATTTAAGAACATGGTTGATGTGTGTAATAAAAGACAAAATGAACACACCAACGAAGACATAGTGAAACAGTGGATGAAAGGTTTTAGTTTGATATGAGTGACGATAAAGTAATACAATATTCACTGACAGGAGCGGCGCCTACAATTTACTACATGTATGCTTCTAAAATACAGAAATATTGTGAAGAGAATGGAATTAATTTCAGTCTAAAAAATTCTGAAAATAACCTAAAAGAAACACTGTGTAAGGACAATCGCCATACTATTTCTTTTTGTCCGATAGACTTTTATATCAAGTTGGTAGATTTTTGTAAGGAGGCCAAAAAAATCAAAAAAGAGTTTGATTGTTTTATGGGATGTAATTTGTCAATGGGGTCACATATAGGCACGTTTGATTCTAACAATCCACATTTGTATTTATCCATAACGTTTTTCTTTATTATGGACAAGAAAGTGGTTATGAAATGGAAATTGATTCCACACATTGAAGATGAAAAAAAAGTCATAAATGAAGGAATTGTTATTAGAAATGGTAAAGTTTCTGTATTTTCATATAAACGAATCAATAAAATGGCATGGAAAATATATGATGGTTATTATGACCATCTTATTTTAGCTCCCGGAACACTTTTCATTCACGGTCTTATTACAGGATTAAAACTTGGTAAATTTGACCATGACCATATAGATTATGTAAAAGACCGAGCAGCAATTATAAAACATATCGACCAATTTAATTCAAAATATGGTACAACCATGTATTTGTCAGATGATGATAAAGTATTGAATACTCCGGGCGGTCTAAATGTTATGTGTGAACAGGCAGTAAAAGACGGTGTGAAGTATCCATATACAACCAGTTGTATAAAAAGAATGTCAGAGTAAAATATCTACACTCTCTTTGCCTATCAATGTTCCTGTTATGTTACAGTGTTTACATGCTGGATTGTTAGTTCTGTCTCCAGTGATAAGTGATTTACGAACTTTGGTAAATTCTTCACCAAACCAAATCTCTCTGAGACTTTGTTCATTGATATTACCAAATCCCTTATGCCTTCTAAGCCAATCATTACAACACAATAATACATCACCATTCCAATCAATAACCAGTTTGTAAAATGGCAAATAACACTGGCCACTGTAGGTCTTGTCTTCTTTTATGGATGATACTGCACCTGAACGATTGTTGAACTTATTCTTTTCAACGAACGTCTTTATGTCTTCGTCTGGATTACGCCACAGTTTACGTATCTCATATGATGATTGTGGTATATTCGACTCTTGAAAGAGTAAATCAAATTTCTCTTTACTTTCGGGACCATCGTAACAACTTATTATCATGAAATCCAAACCACACTCATAGATTTCTTTCAAATTCATCTTATTCAAACAATCACCGTTGTTGGTTATTGTTACACGGTTGTTTGGTAAGTGTATCTTCAACGTCTTTACGATATCAAAGATTTTTTTGTGTAAAAATGGTTCACCAAAACCTGAAATATGAATGTCTCCGGTGTATTTTTCTTCCTTACATTTTCGGGCGAAATTGTCCACGGTTTCTATGGACATGTGGAGATTTCTATTCTTATAGACGGTTGCATCGCCTCTTGGACAAAACTTACACGTCCTAGTACAAAGTTCGGTAATGCATAATTCAACTACTGCCAACCCCTTTAGATGTTCTTTGAACGATTCCGTCTGTGAGTTGATGTAGTATCTGTCAAATCTTTTTTCAAGATGTTCTGTTGAATTTACCATTATTTCAATTTGGTAGCATGGGCGTAGGCGATACATGATTCACATGCGGTGCCAGTAACATCCTTTTTCAAATGGGCAGCCCTAAACTTCTGAAATCCTTCTGAATTCCAAGCATCCATGAATGATTCTTTGTTCAAATCACCGACTTGGAATTTGCCTGAACCATCGAAACAACAGACAGTAAGACCACCATCCGCCCTTACATGACCTTCGGTAAATACCGACCAACAAGGAAGTGGGTCCACCAAAGCACCTATGCGGCCCTGATTACCCGCGGTGGGCCTATAACCAAGTTCTTCTTCTCGTGTGGTTGCAAAACTTGCCATCGAATACAAAGGAAGCCAATAATGTTTATCCACATAAGGTCTGATATTCTCATTCAGGAAATTTTCCATTTTACCTTCTTGAGTTTTGTCATATTGAATGGAACTGGCTGATAACTTGGTTTTATATCCTTTTTCATTTCGGATTTTAAATGCTTCTTGGATGTTCTTAATTGTATTTCTAAACATCTTTGGTGATACAGCCATGATGGTAGCAAATTGGGCTTCGTCACAAGCATTAACCGACCATTTCAGAGAATCCAAGCCGGCCTTCATGACACGTTCTACTATGGCCGGAGTCGCCAGTGACCCGTTGGAAGTCAGGAAGACATAAGGCATACCAATCTCTTTCAGATAGAGGATGGCTGCTTCAAGTAAATCAGGATTGATGGTGGATTCACCAATGTAGAATACGCCTATTTCTTCAACGCCCGCATCCAACATTTCTTTGGTGATTCGTTTGAACAAGTTCAAATCCATGTCGGTTTTGGGTTGAACCACACGGGCGGATAGAGAACAGAATCCACAACGGAAGTTGCATCGAGGAGATAATTCTATCTTAACTGAGCGGGGCGCGGGAATGATGGTTTTAAGCCTATCAACCGGAATCTTTGTTATACTGTCAATTCTTTGTGTGATATCCATAATACACGATACATATAGCAGAATGAATTACATCATACATCAAACTTGGAAAAATGGCAACTTAGATGAAGAACAGAGTTTATGGGTTGATTCTATAAAAAAAGCATATCCAAATTACAAATATAAGTTCTGGTCCGACGATGACAATTTGTGGTTGATTAGAATTAGACATCCTGAGTTTCTAAAGTTTTATGAAACTCTTAATGCTGTAGAAAAGATTGATTTCGTAAGACACCTATACATCTACAACTATGGAGGTATTTATTTGGACATAGATGTTAAAATGAACAAACCTTTGGTATTGGAAGGTGCCGATGTATTTCTTTGCGATCAAACTGAGGAAGTAAATACTGAAAAAGTAGAATTTCTTGTGGACCCGTTCTTTTTAGCTGGTGAGGAAAAGTGTTCATTTTTCTACTCAATGTGCGAATCAATGATGCGAGGAACTATCTATAATATCCTATCATCCAAAACCGACAAGAAATACCACGAAACTTTGTATAAAACTGGCCCCTATATGTTCACAAAGTTTTACTTGATAAACAAACACAAATACAACATCAAAGTTCTAAAAGATGTGTTTACCACTAAGTATTATGAAACCGACACTCCAAAAGAACAGTTTTATGGTATCCACATGCAATTTAATTCGTGGTTAAACCCGGAAGACCGTCGCCGCTAATTAAGTTTTTTGATGTTTACTTTGATATTTATGTAAATGAAGAAGTATGCGTTTAAGCTGCTTCAATATACCAATGAAAGATAAATTATTTTCAAAATCCAAGTTTCCTTGGATATTAGGTGGGTCGGCGTTACTTGTAGCGTTGTGTGCAGCATTTTTTAGCGTTTATGGTATTGCAACGTTGTTTGCTGGTGCTTCCATATCTGCCATGATAATGGCATCATCACTTGAAATAGGTAAATTGGTAGGTACTACCTTTCTTTATCGTTATTGGACAAAATGCAAATGGTTATTGAAATCGTATTTAACTGCTTCTATTCTAGTATTGATGGTTATTACATCATTGGGTATTTTTGGTTTCTTATCCGCTGCCTATCAAAAATCCGCAATCGAATTTGGAGTAACACAGGAGAAAATAACATCTATGCAAGACCAAAAAACATATTACAAAGACAAGATTGTGGCGGCCAAGAAACGTATAGATGACCTCACTAAACTTAGAGCCACCCAAGAATCACGAATGGGAGAGGCTTACACAAATGAATTCATATCAAGAAATCCTATACAGTTAAGACAGATTCAACAACAGACGGTGGATTTGATAACTGATACAGATAAGAACATAAAAGAAGAAAACCAAAAGATTCAGTCATCCATAGAAGATGTTCGTAAAGTGGATGAACAGGTAAATGAATTGAAGTTGGGAACGGCTGTCAAAAAAGACGTTCAAACATTTAAATTCGTAGCCGATGCTTTGGGTGTATCGTTGGATACTGTTGCTCGATGGTTTATTTTATCCATTATCTTTGTATTTGACCCTCTTGCTATTAGTCTAATTTTAGCATATAACGTAGCAGTCTATAAAAAGGAAGATGAATCTGTATATGATAATACACCATCTACTCCTATTAAAACCACAGTAGAACCAATCCCCGTGACACCAGAACCAATCCCCGTGACACCAGAACCAATATCACAAGAATCTCCAACTGTAGAGAAAGTATTAGAAAAAGATAACGTGCCAGTGTCAGAGTGGTTTAGACAAATGTTTAAACTTTAACACTTGCCAAATCTTATGATATGGACTAAACTGTGAACGTTAAAATTTTTGGCATTTGAATAATTGTTCAACTATGTATGTCGCTGATTACCCTAGCGTAATCTACGATGAATCAAACTGATATAAACTACATAGTGGAGCTGTTAAACAAAGCCGTAAAAAGACAAGACTGGGATTTCGTAACTGAGGCTCTTGAGTATTCTCAAGAATTTCAGGACGACCCTCAGTATGAAGAAGAATAGCATATGCTAATCACAGTTATATTACTATCGGTATTGTTAACAGCATCTATCGTCGCTAACTTCCTTCTTTGGAGAGCCGGAGAACGCCTACTCATAATAAGTGAACTTTATGAAGATTGGATATCCGAATGGAGATCCGAAGTCCTTAAGACTTGGATGCACATGAAATTGCTTGATGAAAAGCAAATGTTCGAAAAGGATGATGAAGTTGGAGTTGTCTTTCAAGACATGATGGCTCTTATCCAGAGTCTCAATGATAGAACCGAAGAAACTACGGAAAAAGAAGGAGAATAAACTTTTCTATGAAGAAGAAAAAAGTCCTAGCGAATCGTCGTGTCCAAAAATCCACTAAAAAGATTAAGAACAACAAAGTCAAAAAGATTGTTGTTCGTCGTAAGTATAAAAAGCGAGCCGAAAAAATTCCAGTAGTAACAATAACTACTCCTGTCGTTGAAGTTCCTATAGTGACTGCACCAGTGACCACGGAAGAACCACCAAAAAAAGGAAGGCGTGGTAGAAGAGGAAAAGGAACGGGGTCTGATAAAATGTATTTCACCAAAGAAACTGAGGATTACATTATAGCATATAACTCAACCGAAGATACTCAAATCCGAGAAGACCTTTACAATAACAAAATCAAATATCCATTTGAGAAGTTGGTGGAAAACATATTCAACACATTCAAGTTTAGTTATTTTGAAACCGGTCCATTGGATGTTCAGAAAGAAACGGTTGCTCATTTGGTATCAAACATGCATAAGTTTGAGGCTGGAAAGGGTAAAGCATTTTCATATTTTTCCATCATTGCTAAACATTATCTCATTGCATTGAACAATACTACCTACAAGAGACGTAATCAACACGTTGAGATAGGCGAAGAACACGACGAACATACAGTTCAACTTCAAACCGAAGATAAACATTACAAGGAAGCTGAGATGCGTGACTTTATGCGTCTTATGATTGAATTTTGGGAAAACAATGTAGGTAAGATATTTACAAAACAACGTGACTTGGATATTGCCAATGCGGTTATTGAACTTTTTAGGAGTTCGGAGAGAATAGATGCTTTCAATAAAAAGGCTTTGTATCTTTACATCAGAGAAATTTCATCTTGTAAAACCCAACAAATTACAAAAGTCATTAATAAAATGAAACAGTATCAATCTAACATTTCTAAATCTTATATGAATAGAGGGTCTATAAATACGGAAAATCATATCAAAATATGATTTATAAAAATCAAGATAAAAAGTGGTGTACATGTGATAAAAAATTATGATTGATGCAAAAATTGTTAAAAATAGTTTGTTTAAACAACGAATTCCTATAAAAATAGATATTAAAAAAGAATTAGAATCTATTGAATCGGATATTATCAAACGAACTGAATTGGGATTTGATTATTATTATTGGCATATAAAATCATCAGATATATTTATTCCTCATAATCAAATCTTTGAAATTTTAGATATTTTATTATTAAATAATTATAAAATAGAATATTATAATGGTTTAACAATGAAATGTTATGTAATACGTTGGTGATCTATATTATTTAGTTATATCAGTATTATTTAAATTAAATTGACCATTATTTCCGATTGCAGATTTGACTTGGTTTGATTTAAAGACAACCCAACTATCGCCGGCTCCTTCATATTCATTTTCATAAACTATCCCATCATATTTTTCTTTTTTAGCTTTTTCTATTTCCAAATCCCAATTATCAAGTACATCTTTAATTCTTTTTGGATTTTCTATTTTTAAATAAACAGGATAAATTGCAACTTTTTGATTTCTTACAGGAAGGCCACTAGCATCGTAGTAAAATCCTTCTATAGTTTTATTATTTGCTTGATTAAATGTACCAAAGTGAGATTTAGACCTAAAAACATTAAAACCAGCTTTTGGTGTTGCGTGATACATAATTAAAGGATTTCCATCACCATCAACAACTTTACTATTACCAAACCACCTTTTAAATTCGGGAGTGTCGGTTATAGATTCTAACAAAATTGATTTTAATTTTATCATATTGTTTATAAATAGATAATAAGTTAGTAAATCGTGATACGTTTCTATTTATAGTCATATATGGATACCGATTTTGAATTATTTGATGGCAAGTCCTTTAAGGGCTTGTGTAAAGATATTGTCTCTAATCAATCGAACCGTAAGGAACAGATTGAGATTTTCATTGCAGATTTGCGTCCAATGATTAAGACAATTAATGACGCCATGCAAGTCGTCCCACTCATAAAACAATACATTGACGCTGGTATTTCAAACGACGAACATCTAGTAAAACTAGCACAGATTTGTCAAAGAATCATGGCACTTCAAGCCAGTGCTGAAAGTAATGGTGGGTCTTATGGTCTTACTGAGGAAGAAAAGAAAGACTTGATGAGTACCATAAACGATATTCAAAAATCCGATTCGATAGTTGTAAAGACAATCTCTAAAGCAAAAGAATAAGGTATGTCGTATTGGAATAAATCATTAAACAGTTCTAATAATACATTGGATAATGTATCATTATCCGCGCTGGGTAGAACGGTAAAATCTACATCGGATGAATTCTATGAAATAGAGCCAGCAATAGTGTTGGATATAATTTTAGACATAGACCATCCATATCTTAGAGATAAACAAAGCACATTGGTTCCCGGTCAATGGCCTGTAGATGTAAATGGCAAAGCACCATTAAAAACTGACCAAGACTATACTTGGATTGGCAGAGCTCTGATAAGACTCATTCAAACCAACAGTAATGTAGAAAAGGAAGATTTGATATGGGCAACGCCTTTAGAATCCAACATATCAGAATATCCTGTATTGAATGAAATCGTTGGAGTTGTATCTTACTTGGGACAATATTACTATACCAGAAAAATCAACAAGTTCAACACGCCTAATGCTAATGCTGATTTCAATATGGAATTGGTATATGGAGGATTTACTAAATTTGGTTCTACAAACCCAGCTCAAGGAAATAGAGAACTTTTAGTAAAAACATCCGACCCAAGAGTTCCATACATAGGACCACAATCAAAGTTGAACATATATGGTGGTGTAGGATTCATTGGCGCCTTAGGTAGATATTTTTACTACAATCCAAGAATTCGTTCTCTCAAGAGAAGAGAGGGGGATTTGATATTTGAAAGTAGATTTGGTCAGTCTATCCGATTTGCTACTTACGATGATAACAGAGATAATGATAAAAGTAGTGTTGATTACACGGACTATAAAGGTAATGGTATAACTAATCCATACTCCAAGAAAGAAGCCGGTGGTGGTAATCCAATGATTATCATTCGTAACCGTCAAAGACCCATAAGTAATACTATTGTCAATGAAAAAAATGTCGGTGGCTACATGTTGGAAGATGTTAATGAAGACGGAACATCCATACATCTTACATCAGGCATAACTTTGAGCCTTTTTAATACTACCAAATGGTTAAAGAAAAAAATGTGGGGAAATGGTTCAGAAGAACAACCATTATTTAATGGAATAACCAACTTCAAATTCCCCAAACTAATAGGCGACCAACTCGTTATAAACAGTGATAGAGTGACCATTTCTGCTAAAAAGAACGAATTATTTCAATATTCTAAGAAGAGAATGGCGTTCGTAACTGATGATGAATGTACAATAGACGCTCAAAATCAGATTATTATTACCACAAATAACAAAACGGTCTTGAATTCCCCGGCTATTTATTTAGGAGAATACAATCAGACGAATGAACCAGTTCTACTTGGACAAACATCGGTGAATTGGTTGTTTGATTTGTGTAATTGGCTGTTGGCACATACGCATTGGTATAACCACAAGCATCCAGATGCTCAAGGTGGAACTACAGGTAATGCCAACCCAACACAGACACAAACGACGGTTCAGGCCGCATCGTTGACTGTATTGAGGAATAATTTGAACTTATTGATGAGTAGAAGGGTGTTTACTGTGGGTGGTGGTTTAGCGCCGGGAGCGAATGGTGGAACTATTCCAAGCGGTGAACCTGCTGTAACGATTACTACACCCGCAGGAAGTGGTGTTCCGGGCGGATGGAGTGGGTCTAATAGAAAATATAGTACAACAGAAAAGCAAAAAATACAGACACAAATAGAAGAATCTAAGGCAATAGCAATGTCGGTGTCTTCTACATCAGATAAGACTAAGGCAAGTGTTGCTGCAGTGAAAGAAGACCTAGCATCGGTGCAGTCTTCTGTTAGAAAATATCATAATGGTGTGACGGTAACAGCCTTAAAAACTGTTCAACAACAGTTAAAATTGGCTAATACAAATGCACTATTATCTAAACAATATTCTGATCAAGTTCAGACTTTGACAGAAACGGCAGCTACAACTGATAATGAAGCTGTTAGAATAGAAGCTAATATAGCAGCCAAAGATGCGGCTGATAAGTCAAAACATTATGCAAATTTAGCAGAAGAAAACAAAAAAGCAGCAAATTCTGCTGCCGCCGTGGCCGCTAAAGAGGTAAGTAATCATGAAGCGGCTGTAGCGGCAAATAATGCTGCTAAAAATACAAAACTTCATGGTGGAAGACAATAACACACACAACATATGAAAATAGACGAACTAAAAAAAGCAATTAGAGGTATCGTAAGAGACGAAGTAAAACGTGCCGTAGCAGAAGAAGTAAGCAAGGCTATGGGAAAGGTATTGGTTGAAATGGTCAAGGAGATAAAATCCAATCCAAATCAACCAAGAATAGTAGAAGAATCCACAGAGGAAGATATCACAACCGACGCTCCGGTACTAAGAACCAATAATCCAAAACTTAATGGCGTTTTAGCCGAAACTGCTAGGAAATTTAGACCAATTCCGAGAGAGGCTGGTGCCGGATTAGCAGAGTTGATGGATGGTGGGTTTGATAAAATTGGTCATGGTGATATGGGTATAGAATCCCAACCAGCAGCACCAGCAACTAAATTGGATTTCTTGAGAGAAATAGTCGGACAAACGGCAGCACCGCCTCAAACATCCGTTTTAGATGGCGGCGCAGAAATACCTGATTCTCTTAAAAAGGTATTCAAAAAAGATTTCAGAGCTGTCATGAAAAAAATGGATGAACAAAAAAAGGGATTCGGCGGCGGATTTAATCCGCTTATGAACGGATAATATGGCAACAACTTTAATAAATCCTACTCTTGCTACTCCGATAGGAATGACTCTTCCTATTCAGGGCGGTAATAGTGGGTATTTTGCACAATCTTTTGATACTCTTACACAGGTAAAATCTAATATCACAAATCTTCTAAATACTCGACAAGGAGAAAGAAGAATGCAACCTACATTTGGAACAAGGTTGTGGAATTTGCTGTTTGAACAGAACGTAGATACGTTGAAAGACCAAGCAGTTCAAATAGTGAATGAAGACATTGCTTCTTGGATACCAAACGTCACAGTTGTAGATATAACAACTAACCTTTTAAAAAGTGACGAAGTAACTGCTGACAAAGATATTTATATGTTAAGAATCGCTGTTACTTTCATGGTGAATTTGACAAAACAAATAGATTTGGTAGTCGTCACGATAAATAACGCGACACAGTAATATGGCAAATACAATACAAAAATCATTTCTACCGGGTAGTAAAGAGGTAAGATATCTTAACAAAGATTTCTCACAGTTTCGTGAAAATCTAGTTAACTTTGCTAAGTATTACTACCCAAATACATACAAGGATTTTACCGACGCTGCGCCCGGTATGATGTTCATTGATATGGCGTCGTATGTCGGTGACGTTCTATCATATTACACAGATTACACGTTTAAAGAAGGTCTTCTCTACAATACAACGGAGAGAAAGAACATCATTGCTTTATCTAAATATTTGGGTTATACAACAAAACCAGCAAGAGGAGCAACAGGTAAAATAGACATATTTCAAATTTGTCCATCTACCACGGATGCAGACGGAAATTATGTTCCTGACCAAAAATTTGCATTGAATCTTAAAGAAAACATGCAAGTATCCAACAATGTTGGAGCATCTTTTTTAACTGCTGAGCCTGTAAATTTTGCTGTAAATACATTTTTATCTAAGAGAATTACGACGGTTTATGAACGAGATGATACAGGAGTTCCTACATTTTTCTTGTTGCAAAAGACGGCAAATATTCGTTCAGGAAAGGTTATAACCAAGACTTTTACAGTCAATGCTATGCAATCATTTTTGAATCTTTATCTCGATGAGACTAATGTTTTAGAGATTATTAGTGTAGTTGATTCGGATAATAATGAGTGGCATCAAGTTGATTTTCTTGCTCAAGAAATGGTTTTAAATGATGTTCCTAATAGTGATGCTTTTGAGGGAAGTCTTGCCGCATATAGAGGTACAGTTCCTTACATTCTAAACTATTTAAAAACCTCACGAAGATTTACCGTAAATGTTGATGAAAATAGTAGAACATTTATTCAATTTGGAGCTGGAACTGATGGATTTGCTGATGAAATTATCAACTTAAGTTCACAACAAATTGGTGTTGGGTTGTCAAATTTGGGCAATCTAAATCTATCATTAGACCCATCCAATTTCCTTCAAAATGACACGTATGGACTGGCACCACAGAACACGAATTTAACTGTAACATACACCGTCGGCGGTGGATTTGAGTCAAATTCACCATCAAACTCCGTCATTAACATTGACGCGGTAACGATGGATAATTCAAGTAACGGATTATTGCCGGAAGAATCAGCACTACTCAATACAGTTAAAACGTCATTGAGAGTAAACAATGCTGATGCTACGGTTGGTGGGTCTGGACCTGAAAGTAATGAAGATATTAGACTAAATGCTATTGCTTCATTTGCTGCTCAAAATCGTATAGTAACTCAACAAGATTACTTGGCGAGGGTGTATTCAATACCTCCAAAATATGGTTCTATAGCTAAAGCACAAGTCATAACCTATAACAGTTTGGATGTAAACCAAGACCAGATTTTGACAGGAACAGTCAATGAAAAGAATGTGGCAACAGTAATTAACAAGGATACACAGAACTATTTTAGAAAGATTTCTTTTGATAGAAGTAACCCATTTGCTGTAAATTTGTATGTTTTGTCTTATGATGAAAACAGACAACTTACACAAGTGAATGATGCTTTAACTTCTAATCTTCTAACTTACCTACGACGTTATAGAATGTTGACGGATGGTATTAACATTGTTGATGGTTACATAATCAATATTGGTGTCGAATTTGTAATTACAGTATTCAAAGGTAACAACAAAAAAGACGTATTGAAAAACGTAATTGCTGCCGTTCAAAATTTCTTTAATATAGACAGATGGGAGTTTTCACAATCCATCAGTCTTAGTAGTTTGAGACTAGAAATGGCCAAAGTTGACGGTGTTCAGACGATTGTATCATTGAATATCACCAATCTTACACCACTAACAACCAACGGCGAAACTTACTCTTCGATAGAATACGATATTGATGCAGCAACAAAAAATGACACAATTTATCCTTCTTTAGACCCTTCTATTTTTGAAGTAAAGTATCCTGATAAGGATATTAAAGGAACTGTACTATAATATGCATCATTTCATTTATCCATCACAAGACACTTTCATAACCAACACTATAGGATATGATGACCTAAACTTTGGGTTGGATGAAGTTTTGCGTGTAGGTACTCAGGACATTACTTCAAAAGTAACACAACCGACCACAATTTATCAAATAGCCCCATCCGGGTCATTTGTAACAAATCTATGCGTCCAAGGATTCTCAGGCTCGCTTTCTACAGCATCCTTCTATGGTTCTGCATCAACTGCGGTTGGTCGTATATTCAATACCAGCGTTGACCCTGTTTCCTTTAGTACAAGTTATTTCTCAGGAAGTTTCGTTGGTAGTGCCATAGGTTGGAATAACGGAACTTATATTAGTGCATCAAATGCTACAGGAAGTTTGACTAATTTTAGCGGAACAATCGTAGTTCATACAATATCTTCTGGGTCAACTTGGGACGGATTAATTTTTGAATACAACAATTGGTTCACTACATGGGATTCTGTGATTTCAGGTAGTGGAGTAATCAATGGTGTAATATCAGGAAGTCTATCAGGTAGCTTTATTGGTATATTTAATGGTTATCTTATTGGATTTACAGGTAAAATATTGGTTGGAAATATTGATGGTGTGGATGTTAAAAACGTGCCACATACAGAAGTTATTATCGGCGACTATAAAAATCGAGCCTTGGTTCAATTTGATATCACATCCATTTCTAAATCTATTGCTAATGGAGATATTGTAAATCCACAATTTAATCTCAAACTTAACATTGCCAGAGAATTTAATTTACCTATAGGGTATAACGTTTACGCATTTCCAATTTCTCAAAGTTGGGTAATGGGCGACGGATACGTGTCAGATAATGGTTCTACGGATGGTGCTAGTTGGATTTATAGAGATTATCAGAATGGAACTCCTTGGGCAGTTACAGGGTCATCTTACATTCAGTCTTTGTCTGTTACTCAATCTTTTAACTATCAAGTCGGAGATATTAACATGAATGTTACTCCGATAGTAAATGCTTGGTTGAATGGAACAATTAAAAATAATGGTATTGTATTGATTAGTAGTGATGAATTTTCATCTAATCCTATTGGTATGTGTCTATTTTTCTTTAGTAAAGATACGAATACCATTTACGAACCAATTTTGGACGTTGGGTGGAGTTCTGGTTCCGGCGGTTGGTCTTGGTCAACTGGAAGTGTTGTAACAGCAAGTGCAAACATTTCTACAGTTCCAGCAGGATTGTATGGAAGTCTTATTACAGGAAGTGCTATTAGTGGTTCTCTGTATGGTGGATTTACTGGCATCGGTAACATGAATTTTTCGTCAAGTGTATCTTATAGTTACACCACGTCATCAATAACCGGGTCTATTATTGATACCGCATCATTTACGAGTTATTTTGCTAATGGACTTGCATCGTTGACAGGTGTTAATGGTCTAATCATTAGTATGTCTATCATAGGCAATTTTTCAGGTTCACTTAGTCATTCTATAGTTCCTTTGATAAACAAATGTGGAACCTGTGAGCCTGTGTTTAATGTTGGTGCAGGTCTGCCGGGCGGACAAAACCAGACTCAATATCAGGGATTGGACATTTATGGATGGGGAAATCCATTCAACACATTTAATCAATATAATTGGCCAGCGGATACAACTTATGACGCAGCATTATCAGGTTCTTGTAGTGGTAGCATGGTAACAATGTCATATGTAATGGGAACATTCATTGATGGAACAATGCCGGGAGCAACGTTCACGTCAAGTCTTATCCACGGATATATTTTTGGTTATGGTTACTTGGTCGGTAGTTGGAATGAGTCTTTGATTATAGGTTCTCATATCAGTGCTAGTTACCCATTCCTACCACTATGGCCAGTTGCCATGAACGTATTATTTACTGGTTCATATGTCAATGGTCCAGCATTTGGTTCAATAACCAATTTCTCAACGGGTAGTGATTTTGGTTCTGATTATGGTATTTTTGATGGTGTATTTACCGGCGGCCCACTTGTTGGTATCCACATTCATGCTCCATTTAGTGGAAGTATATTGAATGCTCCATTACTTTACACAAGTAGTATCAACCTAACATCATCTAGTCTGTCTCCTGTGAATGTAAATTCCCCATTCGTAGCCGTTGTTCAAAACGTTCCAGATTCCGTGAACGCGGGTGATATAATTAGAATAAACGTCTTTGGTCGTCAACAGTTCCCACTCAAGAACTTTAATCGCCAAACGCAATTTACACAATTCCTTACTCCACAATATTTACCATCATCGTCATACTATTCGATTAAAGATAACGAAACCGAGCAAATTATACTTGATTTCGATAATTATACCCAGATAAGTTGTGATTCAAACGGAAATTATTTCTACTTGGACACCACAGCTTATCCACAAGAAAGGTATTTTAGACTTTTAATCAGAGTTGAAGCTAGTGGGTCCATATATACCTTTGATAAAGGTAACATATTTAAGATTGTGAGATAAGACAATGGAATTCACCAAACAAATAGCAAATTTTACAAATTACGGTATCTACAATTACAAATTTGATGAAGTGGGTAACGAAATTTTAAACCCAATGTCTGCGGTATTCCAAGAGGTTTACTTTAGCCTTCCTATATCAAGATTGGTGTATAATAATGATAAAATATCCTTATTTTATAATCCTACATTCACAGAATTTATTCCGGCTCCGCCTACAGCATCATCAGCGACTGTATTTCCACAAGAAGCAATTGATGAGATTAATGCTATCATTTATCAAAATGTTCAACTACAAAATCAATTGGATTCTCTAGTTTCCGATAGTACCAAAGACAGTGGTTCGGCGGACATACAATCTATTAAGAATACTATCATTAACCTAAGAACACAACTTGGACAGGGTTCTGTAGATGGAGATTTTCAATCTTCATATCCATATCTTCCGTTGTCATTAGAAGAACAAAATCCTCCAACACAATAAAATATGTCATTACCATATACAGTTTTAGGTGAATTCACAGGTAGTGTAAAATCCGGCTCATTATTGAGTGTAAAGGATACGGGGTTATTTTATGTTTCTCAAAGTTCGGATGTGTGGTTTGGAGTTTCGCAGAATGATGTAATAGAAGTTGCTTCATATTCTACAAACGACAATACACTTCAAAGTTGGGGTACATTATACACCGATGATAAATTTCAAACCGTCGCACTAACATATTTGGACAATTTGAATGTCCCTCACAGTTACACGTATAATGAACTTGTAAAACCATTCACAATTTACAAAAATAATGAAATTCTTCTTAAACCAACAGAAGATTTAAATGCGATAAATGTAACAGAGGGAAGCCAATTAATTTCCTATAATTTCGTAAGAGAAATGGCAGGCAGCCCAACATCAACTCTTACAATCAAAGAAATTTCTCCATCAAGAACAGAAATAAAACTCATACCATCAGGAGAATCTGACGTTCAATATGATTCATTTTGTATAAAGAAATTTCCAATTAGAGATGTAGCGCCTATTCTTTTGTCAATAATCAAGGACTTACCTTATGATAAAATTTATAGGGTAATGAGCGACCAACCTCAATATCAGACAGGCATAAGTTTTCTTAAATTTATGTTCTTCCTTCCTGATGATGGTTCGGTTGTAACATTTTTGAGAAATTTGTATGAAGATTTAATAAAATACACATCCATTGCTCCTACGGCTGTTACAAGCGGCGTTCAACCGGCTGTTATAACAAGAATTCAAGGTATCAAGACATACTATAACAATTTCTTGTTGCAAAGTTACGACCTTATTGCTGATTTTGATGGAATCTCACAGAAATATGTTGACTTTGTAAATCTAAGATTAGATGAAAGATTTGGTCCATTTTCAAATGCACAAGAACAAGGATATCAAGATGCACGGCAGTTTTGTTATGATTTTTTCGTAACTTATTTTTACGACAATAACATCAAACCATTACAACTAAGTTATCAAGACAAATATTTTGGATACCTAAAAAACGTATTAAACTTTGGAAATAATAGATACTTTTCGATATTAAACAATGGATATCTTGATGAAAGAGTGTCACCAAAAGACCCTATTACTCTTATAGTAAAGTTGTCAGAAGAACTTCCTTCGGATATTTCTGAAAAGGATACTTGTTGGGTTTCAAACTTTGGTATGCCTCCTTATGTATTCACTTCGATTCTTAGAAATCCGGTGAAATACAAAACGATAAAAATTTCACAGGCAAATTTTGGTTCTCCACAACATTTCATCAATACTGATAGTACAAACACTTTGTATTCATCGGAAGACCTTGATAATTCGTCGGTCATGACAAATGATATCAGAGTCAACAAAAATATTGCCGAACTGAATACCGATTATTCCGACTTTTCTAATTTCATAGTATTTTCATCTGCCACGAACCGACTTAACATTTTCAAGAACAAGATGGTTAGTTGGACATCTTTAAGTGCATCAATGGTAGAATTGGATAGAAGATATAATCTTTCATTGTCTGCCTCAGCACCATATCCGTATTATTTTACAGAAAAGGCAAACTTACAATCACAAACTACAGAGATTATAGACTCATTTGATGGTTATGAATCCTCTCTGTTCTCTGGTGGAAAATACACATATGTTATATCATCAGGGTCGTTTTATAGTTCGAGTTATGTAGAAGACCAAGATACGTCTGCTAATGATTATGATTTAAGTAATAGAGACAGTCTATTATCGAACGTTCCTCAATTCATTGCAACCAATTCAAACTACGATGAGTATTTGACTTTCCTTAACATGGTGGGTCATCATTTTGATAACATCTACACATACATTGCTGCAATGCCAATCGAAAGGCAAGTAAAGAACGAACTCACATCTAGTATCCCAACGAATACACTAAAAGAAATGTTGTATTCTTTTGGTTGGAGTGTTGATGATATCATAGGCCCATTGGATATCAATGAGGTATATCTAAACAGCATGAATTCGGCGTCTTTTGATGCCTTGTCAGGTGAACAAAGACTTCAAACCATATGGAATCGTATTCTTGTAAATTTGCCGGGCATTTATAAGACCAAAGGAACAGAAGAGTGTGTAAACTTTCTAATGTCATGTTATGGTTTGCCATCATCATTGATTACAATAAGAGAATACGGTGGTACAGATTATGCTAATGACCCAGCACCAACATATAGGTTGGATGAAAAAACCTATATGCTTAAGTTCTCAGGTATAGGCGATTATGTTGAAGGTCCGTTGCCATACTCAACAAGAACGGTAGAATTTAAGTTTTCAATTGATGCAGACCCATACGCAACAACTTATCCAGAATATGCGTATTTTCCACTATTTACAAGTTTTCCTGCACCATACACAAGTTCAATTAATTCCAATTGGACTGTAGGATTTTACAGAGTTCCGGGAGATTTGACAGGCAGAGTGATATTTCAAATGGGGTCAGGCTCAAGTGGAATAGCTATATCAAGTAGTGTATTACCTATTTTTAACGGTGAAATTTTCAGTGTAATGTTGAGAAGAAATGAGCCTGATAATTTCTTTGAATCAAGTATAGACCCGGACGTTGTTCCGTTGAATTACGATTTGACGGTTCAGAGAAATGAAAATGGAAGACAGATTTTCTATTCTACATCTAGTGCAATATTCTATGAGTCTGATAATTCTGTATTTTCTCAATTCGGAAAATTCAGAATGACAAACGGAACGTTCAAAGGAACTTTGGATAAATTATCCATTTGGGATATTCCAATAAATGATAATGATTTTCAAGAACATGTCAACGATTTAAATTCTTATGGTTCTAGTGGTTCAATTCCTTATCAAAATCTATGGGTTCAACTAAGTTGGCAATATCCACAGACCATGTATGCAGGCGGTTATCCTGTATGGATTACTAATGCTTCGGATTATTACACAATTCCAAATTATTACACCGATACTACGTTGACAGCCGTTGACCCGGCCTTGTATTCTGCGTCGCTAGCCATTATTGAACAACGTTGGCAGACCTATTACCCAACAGGTTCTATAAACATTTTTGCTTATAACTTTCCACCGGCAATCGGAAGTGCCTTTTCTGCTTCTTGGGAGGGATATCCTACATGTTCGTGGGTTTCTCAATCATCATACCCATATCATTTCAAAGAATTGACGTATCAGCAAGATATTGACGCATCCAAGTATGGGCCTAACAAATATAAGAACAGAAAAATTCGTAAGGTAAATTACGAAGTGGATGCTAGATTTGATTCTTTCAATAGGTCAACAAGTGAACCTGACCTTACAGTTTCAGGAGAATCAAATCAACTTGGGTTCTTCATTGACCCACAGGATTCCAAGAACAAAGACATTTTAAGATATGTTGGTAGAAGTGGTATTATGGAATTGATTGGTGACCCTGCCAACCTTTACAGCGATAAATACTATGATTTGATAAACAAGAACGATGAGTATAATTCTCAAGGTGAAAAGAGAACATACTTTAACGAAATGTTGACAGTTTACAAATTTTACTTTGATAAATCAATCTTTAAAGCGATTAGAAACGTTTTGCCTGCGAGAGCAAATGTTTATACGGGTGTCATAATCGAACCTACCATCCTTGAAAGACCAAAATATCCTAACAAACCATTAACGTCAAGTGTTCAAATTTCATATCAGTATCCGGGCGTTGTCAATAACATCTATGAATTTGATATGAGCTTGATATCAGCCAATTTCAATACTGATTGGAATTTGGTAAGTAGTGGGTCAGCCACCGCACAGGAGAGAATGACGCTTTCGTTGCCTGCAAATTATGATGCATTGTTGGACATGACATACTTGACTGAGCCTGTTCGTTCAAGACCGAATAATTTGGAGGGAGGATACATTCCTGATTATATGGATACGGTTCAACATGATTTTTATCCTGACTTTACCCTTCCTAGAAATTGGGAAACGTCTTCTACAGGACCATTGCCTGCCTCATATACCGTTCCAATCAATGGGTCGGTTACGTCTCAGAATGGTAACAACCCAGTCAATAGGTTCGTGATTGGACCGGACCACGGCGTAGATTATGCTAGAAGTTTCTTTTCAGGTTCAAATCAAGGCAATCATCCAATCCTTTACTACATGATGAAAGTATGGGATAGATATTATTACTATGCCAAGACAGGAGAATATGTTCGTTCTACTAATTTGAACAACAACCCAACGTTTAAATTCAACTTCAATCAAAACGGTTCATATTTTTACAGTGGTAGTGTTGATATCAATGGATATTTCACAGGGTCCATACTTCACGCAGACCCTAATACGGATGCTTATGATTCTGCATCAATTTATCTTTACAAATATGTAATATTTGATGAAAGATATATGAGGAATCTCATATATTTTACTGATTTAGTATCCCTATTTGTGTATGACTCTTCAAGTCTATCTTACACATACAATAGTGGAATAAACTCATATCTTCACAAAGCAAATACGTTCCTTGGAACTCCGGACCAAACCGTGAGTAACATCAGTGCATCTGCAAACGCGTTTACTCCTGTTGCTAAGACCTTATTTGATTTGAATATTAGTCCTGTTTCTCAGTATTTTGAAATGGTTTCTGGATATCCAAGGAATCACTATACACATAAACTACAACAATTTTCAAAATCAAAATATGGGACATATACCCACCAAATTTTTGTTAAAGGTAAAAATACGACCAGTACAACGGTTGATATAAATGGTATTAATGATGGAACTTATCCAGTAACTCAATTTAATACCAGTAACATGAATGTTGTCAATTCAAGTAACGTTATTCAAAATATTCCATCATCTACGGCTGGTACAATAACACCAAATCCAGTAAACGTAAATGTTGGTGGAACTATTCCTGTCGGAGTTGGTGGAACGCCGCCAATAACAAATGTAACTTGTGTTCCATTATTAGGACAAAAATATACCAATCCAAATAAGAAAACAAAGAAGGTTTTCAATTTGAAGCTTGGAAGCAAAACCGGAACAGTAAAACTAGCATGGGATGCTAGAGGCGCAAAAGATAGATTTGTATTAAATTGGAATGGACAAGATGTTATAGACACCAAGTGCGTCAAACACAAGGGTTCAGCGACTTTTTATAAGTCAACGGCAACACCAACCTCAGCAACGTTAACAATAACGTCATGTGATGGTAGTTCTTCTGGATTTGTTTCAGTTCATTGTCCAGAATAATCAAAAAAGGTACAAAAATAATAAGTTAATAAGTTAAAAGATAAGAAAAAACCGTTTTAGTGGGATACTTATACAGGAAGAGAGATAAAATATGGCATACATCGACAATCAAACAATTACAGTAGATGCTATTCTTACCAAAAAGGGTCGTGAACTTTTGGCACAGGATGGAAATCTGAACATTACGTCCTTTGCTTTGGCAGACGACGAAATTGACTATACGCTTTACCAACCAAACCACCCAAACGGTAGTGCATTTTATGATATTGCTATCAGAAATACGCCCGTCTTTGAACCGGTTTCTGATGAAACGCAGGTAATGAAATACAAATTGGTAAGTTTGAACCAAGGCGTAACTTCAATTCCTGTCATTAGTATTGCTCAAGACAAGATTTCAGTTCCAAGAGATTACACTGGTGATATCATTATCTCTCCTTCGACCAACCCAGCATATAATCTAACCCTTGGTTACACTGCTATTCTTGGAAACAAAAACGTCGGTGTTTTGATTATTGAACAGTCGAATTCAATCAATTCAGTTTCTAGTACAATTCCTACATTTGCAGGTGACATTAACACGACAAGCGCACAGGTTGTTGTAGGTCAAAAGTTTCGTTTTCTTCCAAACAGCAGTCTTGGTAAAACTACTTCCACAACACTAACCATAATTGGTAATGAATCGGGTGGTAGTTTAAGTATTGAAGTAACGGTGACTGTGCCTACTACAACCTAATAAGGTATAACATATGATATTCAATTTATTCGACCCCACAGACATAGTTGCCGGAAGAACAGCCGCAGTAGCTAGTGGATTTTGGCCAAACGGTGAAACGTATTGGAGTGCGAGTTTGTTCACCGATAACTTCTTTGAATTGACTCAATCAGCGGCCACGCCTTCGCCATCCTACGGAGCATCAATTTATGACATTCGTAGAACGATGTATTATCTTGATGTATTTCCTGATTCTACGACCCACGCTAATAACGACCCATACTTTTCCATTGCTTACGGCAATTACTATGGAGAATTAGGAAGTGGTTCATTTAATTTGGACACAGCAAGTATCAAAGCTTTCGCTGCTAAAGCAGTTTATACACAATATCAAAACATGTTGATTGGTAGTACCGACTTGTCTGGAAAATTCCAATTCAAATCAGGAAGTTCTAGTAATCCACAAGGTATTGCCGCCGACGACATTTTTGTTATGAATGTTTCATCCTATAAGATGAAAGATAAGATTGACGAAGGCTTGTATGAAATTACATTGACGGGTTCTAATGGTTCTATTACATTACGTGATGATTCACCATTCCTTTCTCAGGCTTCATCTGTCTATAACCTAATTTCCGGTTCTATTAACGATGCCACGACCACCCTACCGCCATATCAAGGTATTGGATTACTTTATCCTAATGATGGTGTAATTGTGTTCAATGCTCAAGTTATTGACCAATTGGTAGGATTAAGTGCTCTTTCAGGAACACTTGGGCCGGCAGCTCCAGCAGGTGCCGGAAGTAGATGTATCGCTGGTTATACTACTCAGAGTATTCAAGGCATCGCCATCGCCGGTCAATCGGCATTAATTCCATCTACAGTCAATCATAAAGTATTCTTCTGGGCCATTCAGAACGCAAATAATACGTTGAAAATCCGTAAGACTGAATATGTTCCAGCAAGACATTACTTTGTAAGAGTTAAGAATCGTGATTTCAATTATTCTAACAATCCTACCTACGTGTATGATGGTACTGATGGAATTCACGCAAGAGGAACTATTTACAATCAAGATTTTATTACGAATCCTACGACTTACGTAACAACAGTTGGTCTGTATAATGATAACAACGAATTAGTTGCTGTAGCTAAACTTAGCAGACCTGCCGTGAAAACATTTGACAGCGAATTGCTCATTAAGGTCCGACTAGATTTCTAATAGAATGAAATGCTCAAGTCACTACATAAAAATGATACGCAAACTACACCGTTCGTTGTTACAAAAAATTGGGAACTATCAAATGTAACAAATGGGGATTTAATCCTCATGGAACACAGTGGTAGTGATGGTCCGCCTGTAGCTTTAGAGTATCTCCAATATGGTGTGTACACACCCATTACTGCAAGTAATTGTAATATAGGACTAGAACAACAAAGTCTGGATAAATTAAAATTCAGAATCGGATTAAAAGTTCCGGGACTCTTCTATCCCGACACCGACCCACAAAATCAAGATGGAACATACGAACGAATGGTGTATGCGCAGATAGTTCAGATGTTCTATAACAATTATCAAGACCCAACTAAAATGTGGGGGTTGGAAAATATTGACTTTGAAAAATCTAAAACACTAAAATTTGTAACAGACAAATTCAAAATGTTTATGATTCCCCAAGGAATATTTGGAGAAAAGGTTCTCCCAAACACAGTTAAACTTTTAGATACCACAACGGATAATGATTATCTCATAGTTGATGATGGACATTGTAATTTATTTGCTGAATCCAATTTGTTCTCCCGACAACAAGAAGTAGGCAAATACTTAAATGAATATCTTTCTGGTAGTAATGGTGCATGTGACGTTTACAATACCATAAGTCCGCCTGATATGCCTGTATTGACTGCTACATATAACTTGTGTAGTCCGTCTGTATTAGTAACTTGGAACATAAACGGTTGGCCTGTAACACAATATGTTGTTGAACGGTCAATTAATGGTATAAATTATACCACTTCTCAATCTTTTTCTGGTTTTACAAATCTTTGGTTAGATACAGCCATTTCTTACAGTGGAACATATTGGTATAGAATGTATGCTGTAAATCTCTTGGGCACGTCTTCTTATTCCAATACTGCCAGTATTTACGCTACTCCAGTATTTTGGGATAATGACCCGGATTATTGGAATACAACACAGAGTTGTGGTCCTTCATATTGGGATTCTGCATCCATGACGCCTTCAGCATCAACGTGTAGATATTCTCCATTTGCACCACAATATTTTACAGAATCTTTGAAGACTTGGTTGGAGTATAATTTGGTGTAATATGATTAAAGCACTTAAAAAATATCAAGTTCAGTTGACGCCTTTTGTGGCTACAAAGAACTGGGCGTTGAATAATACAGATAATAGCAACGTATTACTTACCGAAGATGCTGACCCAGATGAATATGCTGTTGCTTTACAATTTATTGATTATGGTGATGGTAGTGAACTTCCTATAGAAAACAGTTTATGTAACATTGCTCTTGAACAACAGGGAACGGATTTGGCTACAGTAGAAGATGGATTGTATGTCACAGGACCATTTTATCCTAACACCGACCCACAAAATGTGGATGGGACGTATAAAAGGTCAATCTATTACCAAGTTAGAACGATGTTTTACAATACATACCTAAATCCTACTAAGATTTGGGGATTGGAAAATATTGACTTTGAACTTTCTAAAACAAAAAGATTACTAACAGAACAGTTTAAGTTATTTGAAATTCCAAGGGTTGTTTTTGGTGAAAAAATGACGCCAAATTCTATCACAATGACAGATAATACATTAGATAATCCATACACCATCACAGATGATGGTAATGGAAATTTAAATGCTGGAATGAATTTGTTTTCTCACCAACAAGAAGTGGGAAAATTTACAAACGAATTTATTTCAAATTTATCATCATCTTTATGTGATTGGTATTGGTTTAATGATACAACTGCAAATACCGATACAAGCAGTTTGGCCGTATCATTCTTTGGTGGAGCACAGGAAAATCAACTAAGAACCGATTCAATGTCTCTAGCGGTCGGATTCTTGTTTGGTTCAAACGTAGATTATCCAATTTTTGAGACAACAACGCTCAATTTGAACTTTTTGAGTGGAACGATTGCACAAAACGTAATTGAAGTATTTATCACAGGCAGCACTATTGATACTTCTTCTCTAACATTGAGTTTCTTGACTGGAAGTAATGCTGATACTACGTATGAAGTGACGGCCAGCTTTGATTCAGCATCAATAGAATTGAGTTTCTTGACAGGAAGTAACTTGATAGACACGTATGAAAGAACTGCTAGTTTTGACTCGGCATCGGTAGAATTGAGCTTTGTATCAGGAAGTAACTTCACCGACACGTATGAAAGAACGGCTAGCTTTGATTCGTCATCATTAATATTGGCTTTCTTGACTGGAAGTAACCAAAATATTTAATTCGGAAGTGTATGTCAACAAATATGTATAGTAGCAGACTAAAAGGAAATTATGAATAATATAGAATCCCAAAATAGACTCCAATATGGGTCATCCGTAGGCAATAAATTGTCAGGTAAATACAAAATCGCAGTAATAGATAAAGACGAGAATGTTGTATGGGAAATGAAAGACTGGGCTAAAAATCTGATTTTAAATCAGGGAATGGAAGCTTTATCACCGGGGTCTTTGCCTACCCGTAATGTTTCTTATGCTGACGCTTTTGTTCTAGCTTCGATGGGTACAGGCACAAGATATAACTCTATTCCTGTAGGTCTGATTGGAGGCGGTGAAGGTTCAGGGTCTTGTGCAGGAACCACATTCACATTTACTCCGGGGTCATCTGGATTAACAAATATAACAGCATCCGCAGGTAATGGTTATTCTAGTGCCGCTTCTATCGGAGACATGATTCAATTTAGTGGTAGTGGTGAAGAAATAAGAGTTACAGCAATTGGTATAAATAATACACTCACAGTAACTCCATCAACAACCGTTACTCCAGACAAACCATTTACAATTTGGAAAACCTCACAGATAGGATTGCAAGCATCTGTTCACACCGTTGGTCTTAATAATTCTTATATCAATGGTGCTAATTATAATGGTGTTGTTACTGTACCGGGATATGGAGTTCAAGAAAGAAGAACTTGGGATTTTGCTTATGAAACTTCATCCGTAGTTGTTAGTGAAGTAGGCGTTGGTTGGGCAACTAATGGAAACAATTATAGTTTTACTGCCGTGCCAGCATCGGTTTTCAGTAGAGTATTATTGCCTACAACTACCTCTCTAGCTTCTGGACAAAAACTTAGACTTATTTATGAGTTGGATATTGCTATATATCCAAACACTGTTAGTAGTTCGGTTTCTGGTATTGGATTTGGTCTTCCATTCACAGCCTCCATCGGTGGTTCAAATCCTTGGCCGGTTTCACCAAGCGGTAGTACTGTAATAAGTTCTTCTGGTGGATATTATAACATTCAAACTTATAATGTTTCTTTTCCTGATGTAAACGGCACAAGTAATCAAAGCAATGGATATCTGGAACCTTCGAGAAATGTAAATTTGTTTTGGTCAGATAGTGCAGCACTACTTTTAGGTTCTGGAAATGGTTCTAATAATAGGCAAGGTGTTGGTGGAACATATGATGTAATTCTCGCAACGCCAGACCCATATACAGCATTGAGTTTTTCGTGTACTAAAACTGGAGTATTTGCAGCAGCACAAGGGTCATTTAATATCAGGTCGTTTGGAATACAAAATAGTAACGCTGGTGGTCCAATCTCTCAAACTCTGGTTTGTTTGTTCTTTCAACCACAACAAAAAACAACAGTTCAAACATTATCATTAACTTTCCAATACACTTGGGGAAGAGTGTTAGCCTAAAACTTGCATTCTTGGTCTATTTATAGCTATGATTGCAAAGGTTTCTAATGAAGATTTCGGTTGGTCCGTAGCATGTGACGGAGATTGGGCGGCTGTCGGCAATCCCGACCCGTTCCGTTACAATGCAAACACTGCCAGCCTACTTAGAACAGGTTCGGTTGAGGTTTATAAATACAACATCAACACTGATGTTCATGACTTGAAAAAAGTTCTTTTTAGACCTCTCACTCCAGAAGAAAGAATACTATTATCAACAGAATATGCTAATATTTCTACACTTCCCACAGCATCAGGTCCATTTTGGTATCTTCACACAGAATATACAGGTTCAGTTCCATACACCGCAGATTTTGATTTGTTAATAGATGTTGGTCAATACTACTCCGCATCAGAAGATGGTTATGGATGGGCATTGGATATGCGTGATACTATATTGGCTGTGGGGAATCCTTATTTCATAAGTAGATTTACTTTTCAAACAGGTTCGATGTTTTATACAGGGTCAGGATATGTTGACCTTTTTGACCTTTCAACATTAGACGTTGACCCATATGCTTCAAGATTACAACCAACCATTACAGGCACCGGTTCTTTATCTGGATATGTAAACATTTTAGTGGATGTTCCACCACTTCAAAATTTTACTTTTGCTTTATTTCAAACAAAAGATAACATTCCGGGTGCAGAATTTGCAAATATCGCTGTAGGTCCAACATCAAACAGCGGCGGGACACTTACAATACAAACAACTTATACCGCTGCTGATTATGCTTTGTTGGCAGAGGTCAGAGTTATAGGAATTGTCGGAACAGACCCATATCTATTAACCATTTACAATCCAAATTCAGCATCGGTATCAGAATCTTTTGGATATTCAGTATCACTTAATGATGAATGGTTAGCCGTAGGCTCTCCTTTGGAATCTGGAAGCAAAGGTGCCGTGTTCATGTTTAGGAAAATAAATGGTAATGATTTGAGTTGGTCATTTGTTCAAACTTTACCTACACCCTCTAACATTGGAGTTTATGATAATTTTGGTGCCGATATTGGAATGAATAAAGCGTCTTCTTCATTCAGTTGGAGTATGGTCGTTGGAAGTAATAAACCTAGTAGTTCAAACGCTTATATTTATGAATTTAATGGAACAAGTTGGGTAAACACATTTACTTTGCGTCCTAATAGTGCATCCGTTTATCCACTAACATTTTATCCAACTTTACCTATAGTTTTGGGATATCCAAATACGGCTGATTATTTTGGACATGCTGTGTCAATGTATGGAGAGTCTGTAATGGTGGGTGCGCCTAAAGATAGAGATATTCAAGAATATTCTGGGTCATCAATTTATCAACAGGGGTCGGTTTATTTCTTTGATAGATGTGCGAATAGAGATTATGGATACTACTTGGCTAGAAAATCCTATGGCAACGAAAAGATAATGAACAACAACCTATTGGGTTGGTCTGTCAGTATGTATGACCAATATGCCGTCGCGGGTGTTCCAAAAATAAATTTCGATTCATCTTCCATATGTTATCTTCGTGGTTCTTTATTTCAAGAACATTACTGTGGAGATAATAGTGAAAACGCTTTAAATGGTCAATTTGTTTTATACAATAAAGTTACAGGTTCTATACCAGATACAACCAACGTTGATTGGGATATAGTTAACATTTATCAAACCAAAAAAAGATTTCTTTCTCCATATCGCGTATATGGATTCGATACAAGCATCTCAAGTCAGTTTATCACAATAGGCGCTCCTATGTTGATATCCGGTTCAAATGTCATTATGGATTTGAATTCTACTACAGGAAGTTTCACTGGAAGTGTTGATATAATAGGAGATTTGTCAGGCAAAGCTTACATTTACAATCTTAAAAATCTTAGAGAAAATTTTTATGTGGGCAATGTTTTCTATAGAAATGGTAAAATTGTAATCATGACTTCTGGTTCAAATTTTGATGGATTGCAATTGAGTAATGTTATCAGTAGTAATGAATATCAATATGAAATTGATTTCAAATCAAAACAAACCGTCTATGAAAAACAAGTAGTTTGTCCTGTTGAGCCGGGCGAATTTAACGTTAGCACAAATCCATCAGCTGTTGTAGTTCCAAGTGCTGAATTTGATATAAATAACAATGGTCAATTTGATTTCCAAGATGCTGATGTTTTGTTAAGGTATATGGCTTACAAAAGCACTGAGGCCACAGGCAGACCTAGTACTGATTGGACTTCTTCCATTATTGATACTACAACAGACGAAGAAACGTCGGTGTATAACATGTATTCATCATCTTGGTCTGGTACCGACGGTGTGTTCACTTCAAGTTATTCAGATATCAATAATACACTGTTTAACGATTTGGATTTTAATGATGATAACAAAATTAACATCAATGACATGTTTATCATGTGGAAGTATTTCATTTACAGATTGACTCAGAAAAACTACGAAACATACATCACTCCAAGTTCACAAAAGAAGTATTTGAGTGATATTTTGGATTATATGGATAGTAAAACGCAACGTGGTCAACCACCGATGATTGCACAGGAGTTCTTGGATTATCTACCTTTAAGTAAACAAGACCCCACAGGCTCGTATCTGGCACCTACTGTAACGTCTATTGGACTCTATAATGGTTGTGATTTGATAGCTATTGCTAAACTTGGTTCGCCAATTAAGATTACTCCAGACTTTCCTATTAATTTCGTGGTGAAAATGGATTTCTAATCATATTTATAAATTGAACGGAGATATAACTTATGCCAATACCGACACCAAGACCATCACTAACAAATTGTTTAGTAGAAAGATACGACACCCAAAGAGCGGGTGGCGCATTTGATGCTAAAAACATCCCAACCGTCGCAGGGACTCGTGGTTCTGCGGGCGGATTAGGATTCGGACTTCAAGAGGTTCAATTCACAATTCCTCTTTTTAGAATAGCTTCATGGGCTTATATGCAACAATCTGACTTTAGAAACGATGGAAATGACCTTTCCATTTACGTTCAAGGATTGGATACTACAAAATATATTACTGGATGTGCCAGCCTCGGTGGCGGCGCATAATATTTTAAAAAATCTTTCTAAATAACTCCTTTTGTAATTATGTATTAACAACAGTTACAAAAGGAGTTTATTATGTCCCTACAAAAAATTAAAGTTTCAAAACCGGAATTGCTTACCATTGTAAAAGAAAACAAGCAAAGTCATGACGAAATCTACGAAGCCGCTGAAAAGGGGTATTGGGTAGATGCTGAAGAGTTTCTCAAGAAATATCAAAAAGAGACTTTGACCGCCATGAAGAAAAACTATCAAAAGGCCGTAAAAGATTTGAAAAAACAAGTCGGAAAAGAATTACGGTTGGTGGACCAGAAAAAGAAAGATGGGTTCGTATATCTTAGGAAACCTTTCCCTGAAAACCATTCAGACGATTATCAGGGTGCAATCAGACGTTTGGAGTTGTCCGTTGAACCGGAAGTTGAATTGGAAAATTTGGAATTTGATTGTTACGTTCGTAATAAGTGGGCGTGGAAGACTTCATTCCTAGCAACAAACTCAAGTTATGCCATGACAGGTTCATCTTGGAGTAGTGGTTCTGTATCAGCATCATTCAGTAATAATGCCTACATCAATACTAAGTTAAATTCTTTCTAATATGATTTTAGGATTAGATGCATCAACATCCATAGTGGGGTGGTGTTTCGCTGAAGGCAACTTAGTCAAAGATGCTGGTTTCCTTAACATTTCAAAACTTGAAACAAACAAAGTAAAGGGAAAATTTATCATAGATTTTCTAGCGAAACACCCCTCCATCTCTTCCGTGGACCATCTTAATCTTGAAGCTGCGTTGTCGGGCTTCGGTGGTGGGTTGACTTCTCAACAGACAATTATCACCCTTTCACGATGGAATGCTGTATTTGAATACATGTTGGGAGAACATTTCAAATTTCCAATTGTTCTCTGTAATGTCAACACTATGAGGAAGAAAGTGTTTGGTAAAGCGAGGATAAAGGGTATTAAACCAAAGGAATATGTGAAACAACAAGTTCCGTTGGTTGTACCTGACGTAGTAAAGTTTGAGAAATTAAACAGAGACGGAAATTGGGATGCCCATAATAGTGACATGTATGACGCAATTGTTTGTGCTTTATATGGATAAGGTCGATATTTATAACTGAGCATTTTTAACTCAGGAAATATATGGCGAACTATCCAAATTATAATTTAACAGGCAAAAGACCTTCGGACACATATCAAAATATTGTCCAATACAATGTTACTGCATCTAACTTGGTTAATAGTCTTGGAAATGAACTAACACAGTCAATCAACATTACTGCGTCGGTTTTTGGTACATCTTCTTTTGCTGTCTCATCCTCATGGGCAATGACAGCATCATTTGCTTATGTAAGTTTTGTTACCCAATCTATCACCCAATCTGTCACTCAGTCTATTGTATCATCTTCATTTTCTTCTGCTTCTTTTGTGGCAACCAGTGCCTCATTTGCTTCACAATCAATAAGTTCAAGCTGGGCTCCTGTACCAGAGAGTGCAAGTTGGTCGAGTGCTTCATTTGTAGCTACGAGTGCCTCATTTGCTTCACAATCAATAAGTTCAAGTTATGCACCACAATTTGAACAAATAAGTGCAAGTTGGTCGAGTGCTTCTTTTGTTGCATCAAGTGCCTCATTTGCTTCACAATCAATAAGTTCAAGTTTTGCTGTATCGGCTTCGTGGGCTCCCGACCAAACGGTGACAGTTAATTCAGCTTCTTGGGCCAGTTCTTCATTGAGTGCTTCTGTTTTATTCAACGATTTATCTTTTGTTAAACTAAATGGGACCGCTCAGTTTGGCAACACAACCATCTCTCAATCATTTGGACCAACATTTACATTGGAAAATCCAAACCCAAGTAATGAATTTGAAAATACTCCTGCTGGTATATTAGAATTTAGATGTAATGAGTGGAGTGGCAGTACTGATAGAAGACAGGTTGTTAAAATTTCTGCTACTAAAGATGGAACGATTCCTTATGGTGGAGCTAGTGGACAATTTATATTATCTGTGGAAGATACTTCTGGTGGTGTGATGGATAGAATGGTCATAAACCGTTTTGCCACGTCATTTAGTGGAAGCGTCGTTGCTACTCAGGTTGATAATTATGGACGTTCTGGATTTACAGGTTCATTAAATGGAACTGCATCCAATGCTGTATCCGCATCATGGGCACCTGACCAGACTGTAACAGTAAACAGTGCATCGTGGGCTTCTGCTTCATTTGTTGCAACAAGCGCCTCATTTGCCAGTCAGTCAATAAGTGCAAGTTACGTTCCTGACTTATATCCACAAACTGAACAAATAAGCGCTTCGTGGGCATCGGCGTCATTTGTAGCTACATCAGCATCATTCGCAAGTAGGTCAATTAGTGCTTCCTATGCTCCATTCACACAAACAGAACAGATATCCGCTTCATGGGCTAGTGCTTCATTCGTGGCAGTATCGGCCTCATTTGCCTCAATGTCTATTAGTGCTAGTTACGCACCATTTACTCAGACAGAACAGATTAGTGCAAGTTGGGCAAGTGCTTCATTTGTCGCCACATCGGCCTCATTCGCTAGTCGTTCAATTAGTGCAAGTTATGCACCACAATTTGAACAAATAAGTGCAAGTTGGGCAAGTTCATCGTTGACGGCGATAACAGCGACTTCATCGTTGAGTGCTTCGTGGGTTAATACTCTTAATCAAGAAGTAGATATTGAAGGCCCACAGGGTCAGGGTAATACTTCTACAAAAACTTCATTGCTTGTGGTCGGTAGAGAAGGTTGGCCTTGTAGAATTCTACAGGGTGGTTCATTTGTAACTCAAAGTGCAAGACCAGTTTTGTATGTCTATCGTGATTTAGACCAATCTCAAGCACAAACGACACCTATTCTTCAATTGAGGAATTATGAAACAGGAAGTATTGCTCCATTGATGATAGCTTCCAATGATGCATCGGATGTTTTCAAAATTGATTACTCTGGTAGTATCACCGCATCAGGATTATTTGGAACAGCTAGTTGGGCAAATTCCGTCAGTGCTAGTGGTGTGGTTGGTGGTTTAACAATAACACAATATGTTACAAGTGGCTCGGGTTGGGTAACAATGAGTTTTGTAAATGGATTGTTGATATCATCTCTATAATAATTTAAAATATGGGTTACATGACGCCATACTATTTTTCGGCGAGTGCCGGACAAGAAATAAATTTTTGGCTGCGTTCTTATGATTTTCCGCCATATCTTGGATTGGCAACATCAGGTTCAACAGTGGAACTTGATTTAAAAGGAAGTAACTCATGGAAGTATAATAGTAAATATTACTCAGCCGCTATGCGTTATAATGTTCTATCCACGGACATTTACAATGCAGTAAGTACAACTTTTACTCCTGAGGCCACAGGGAGTTTTTCTTTGTATATCTCTCAGGGAGCAACATCCTCAATAGTGACTAATAATGTTACTGTACCAAATAGATTGATATATTCACCAAATTCGAATAAAATATTTTCAGTTGAATGGACTTTTGTAGATAGTTTAAATGCAAATGTAACGGTAATAAATCCACAATCAAATGTCATAGATTATTCATATGATTATACAAATACCTGTATGTTTGATGGAATTTATAACTCTGTGGATGATAGAGTATATGTTTGGTTGTCAAGTTCAGCAGGAGAATTTCTAAATGAATATAGTCCTGATGGATCATCTGTTATTGTATCACATTCGATTGCGACTGAATGGTTGGATGCTACTTTAAAAAGTGGTTGGATGGAATATAACGCCGACAATAACAATATAATACTAGTACCATCAGACTTTGCTGATATGCCTTTGTCTTATTCAATTTTTGATTGTAATACGCACGTTATTGTCCATTCTAATTTGGAGGCTGTGAGGTCTGGTAATGTAACATACGTTTCATCGAACAATCAATATTATATTTCTCCAACGATTACAGATGACCCACATGTTAAAGTTAATGGCACAACATATTCACAATCTCTAATTCTTACGGAGTTTTCATCATCCAGAGGATTTATGAAATATGTGCCGGAACTTAACATTCTTGTTGGACGTGGAATCAGTGTAACTAGCGGGCATGGTTCAGCAAGCATTTTTAGTCCTACAACTGATACATTGATAACAAGGATTGCACACATAACAGATGTTCAGGGCGCTATTTATGACGCATGTAAAAGTTGTATTGTAATTGCTAATGGTGATGATGATAATTCATTTGATGGAGGATTATGTTATGTTAGTACTGGTTCATATTTGCCGTTAAATTTTATTTATTTAAAAGGAGCGGTGTCTATAGTATTTTGTGATGGAACATCAACAACTTGGGCAGCCAATTATTATGATGATGAATTAATTTCAGTATTTACTTCGATACCGACAGGTTCTTCGGTACCACAACCACCATTGCCTCCAGAACCACAACCACCAGCATTTTGTGTTGTTCCTCCATTCCCAGCTTATATTATGAGTGGTAGCATAGGTTATCCAATATCTACATCATTTGTATCTTCTGGTACAGGAAGTTTAGGTATATGGGCTCGTTCTTCTCAGTTTGATACATTCTTGAACGTTTATGACCCACTTGGAAATTTAACAGGTAGTAATGATTGGGGTGGATTTGTTCCATCTGGCGACATTGATGATGCGGCTCTAAATGTCCCATTGAATATGACCGGAACATATCAAATTCAACTCAGTTCTTCCAATGAACTATATGATGGTGGAAATTTTAAATTGTATATCTCTCCGGGAGCTACAAGAAAAGCAGAATGGGGAGGAAGATATGGACAGTATGTATTTTGGATTTCTTCTAGTAATACAATAGGTGTTGTAGGAATACAAAACGACGTTGTGTTTTATGATGTTTCCTCAAGTGCTATAACTCATCACCACAAATACGACGGAACATATGGTGGTGCTTATAGTTTAGCCCAAGATAGAGTTTTCGCATGGGCATCAGGACCATCACCAGCCTTTGAGAATTTGATGATAGAATATGATGTTACTGGAAGTCAAGTAACATCTACATCATTTGATGCACAAATATCTTGGGGAGGAACTATATGTTATGATAATTTTAATGATAGATTTTTCCTTACTAGAACATTTGGTTTATACGGACCATATGCAATATGGGATTGTGCAACAAGAACGATTATACAATCAGGTAGTATTGATACATTCGGAAATACATCATACTGCACATATGCAAATGTAAATAACAAATATTATACTTCATTTCACAATCTTAGTAATAATGAACCGTTATCTTGGGTTGATGCTTCGACGTATGCAACAGGAAGCACAATTACAGAGGTACATGACTACATCCAATATGAACCGGCAACTAAACAAATTGCAGCAACAACAAATGCCGGAGTAATCATTTTCGACCCTGTTGGTGATACAACAACTACAACAGTCACAAGTAATAATGATACATTTGAAGGTATTGTGGTTGACCCATGTACTGACACTGTAGTTTTAGCCGTAGATTTTGGCGGCGCCGGAGGACTTATAGTTTTGAATCCTTCCGCATCATATGAACTAAAAAATTACATCCCACTTTTTACAGATACAACGGAATACATGTATGGTCTTTGTCATGCCGAAAGTACATCAAGATTATACATAACAAGTGATGACTATAACACCGATTCAAGTTCTCTATGGGATTGTAAAATATCCATAGCTACAGCATCAATATTTACATCATATCCGTCGGCAAGTATTAACTTTACAGGAGAATACGTTGGCCCATTTGCTAATGGTGCTACAATTGATGACGCAGCTATAGGAGGAGCATGGGGAACTAGTACATATTATTGGACTATTACAAATCTAGGAACAGTTAATACAACTATAGTTGATGTTCAATTATCTAATACTGATTTTTCTGCTTCATATTATCTTGGTACACCGTTGTTTAATCCCACGGTGCCGTTTGTATTGACTCCTATTAATTCATACATAATAACGCTTACTAAAGACCCTAGTGTTGGAGCTAAATCATCTGTGATGACCATGAATCTCAGTGGTTTGCCGTTTACTCTAAACCTTTCAGCCGCATGAACAAATTAATTATAACTAATGTATGGTTGGAGACGGAAGTGGAAAAAGTTAAATTGCTTAATGATAGATTTTCTCCAAATTTTCGTATTGTTACTGTTTTGGATATTGGATTTGGTAATCTGTGGAAAGTTGACGGTTCAACTAAAAGAACAGTAGAATGGACGAAAAGATTTCTTAGAAGATTTATAGAAGAAAAATCATTTGATATTCTTTTGAAAATAGACCCTGATATCATAATCAAGGATGTTCCTGATATGCCTTTGGATTGTGATGTTGCTGGTGATTTTAGACAGGCTCCTGCTGGATGGGTCTGGTTTGGTGGGTGTCAATATTATACAAGAAATGCTGTGGAAAGATTATTGTCTGACCCACTTTATGTAGGAAATTCAAATTTCCAAGATGTAGAATTGGCAAAATCTGTTCAACGATTGAATCTAAAAGCTTATAATATGAGTGAGGTAGATATGTGGGGCGATGAAGGTTCTACCGCACAAATGTTTCATCCAAGACATACACCATTGAAAAGATTACCAAGCGGTCCCATTATATTAACTCACTAAACCTGTGATTTTTCTAATTCGGACATATTTATGAACATATGCCAGTAATAGCAAATCTAATCTTAACGAATCAGTTGCCGATAAACACATACACGGCATCGGTGGTGGCCTCTGCTTCTTTAGTTTCAGGAATACCGGGGAGCTTGATTTCTGATGGTTTGGGCAATCAAATTCAATTACTTGGAGTTACTGCATCATATTCTCACACAGCATCCGTTCAGACAACTTGGGAAGAATCGTCTTCATTTTCATCACAGTCAATTTGGGCAACCACCGCATCGTTTTCTAGTACGTCGTTCGTTTCTACATCTGCTTCATTTTCAAGTGCTTCTTTTGTAGCAACCTCAGCATCGTTTTCTAGTAACTCGTTTACAGCAACATCCGCAACTTCAGCATCTTGGGCATCGGCGTCATTTGTTAGCACAAGTGCCTCATTTGCCAGTAGGTCTATCAGTTCAAGTTATGCTGGCATAACATCAAACTTTTCACCGTCACAAGGAGCTGTAACCGATGCTGGCCCATTAACAGGTTCAGTATCCGCGTCTGGATTCGGATTTACAACCGATGTGGAATTCAATACCTTTGTGACAAGTGTTTCAGCATCCTTCATACAGTTCAATTCTCTTCTAGCAAAGCTTAGAACGGCTGGCGTGATTTCATAAAAAGTTGACGTATAGATTTTTATACGGTAATATCTTTTAATGCTAAAAGAGTCGCAACTATTCTCCCTATTAGACAAGGTGTTGAATCAGTGTGCGTATGTCAGAAAGGGTGAAGAAGCGGTATATTTCTGTCCATTCTGTTCACACTACAAAAAGAAACTTGAAATCAACGTAAGAACTCAAGAATGGCATTGTTGGATTTGTAATGCTGGTGGAAAGTCTATTCGTTCCCTTTTCTATAAACTCAAAGCAAAAGAATCCTATTTCAGTGAGTTGTATAAAATCATTGGTGTTTCATGGCGTCCAACTGGAAAAGAAGAAGAATTTTCAGTTGATTTGTCTTTGCCAGACGAATTTGTTCCACTTTGGAAACCATCAAAATCCATTGCTTATGGCCAAGCAATGTCATATTTGGCAGATAGACATATTACAATGGATGATATCATTCGTTACAACATAGGTTATTGTGAAGAGGGCACCTATAGGCAAAGAGTTATCATCCCATCTTATGACAGAGACGGTAATGTGAACTTCTTTGCGGCCAGAACGTATTACGACGTTGATTCATACAAATATATGTTGCCTCCGTGGCCGAAGGATATCATTGGATTTGAATTATTTCTAAATTGGGATGAACCAATTACCTTAGTCGAGGGAACTTTTGACGCAATAGCAGTCAGAAATAACGTAATTCCTTTGTTTGGAACAACACTGACAAATGACATAAAACTTGGAATTGTTACAAACAAAGTAAAAAGAGTCAACATAGTTTTGGATAATGATGCATTAAGACAATCCATCAATATCTTCGACAAGATAAAAAAGATACAGGAAATTGATATTCATTTAATTCAGTTGGAGGATAAAGACCCGTCCGTTTTGGGATTTGAGGCGATAAATAAACTGATAGAAGAATCTACAGCCGTCGAATTTTCAGACATAATTAAAACAAAACTTAACTCATGAAATCATTAGAATTAAATTGGATTCGTAAAAAAGTGGATAAAACTATACCTATGCCCGAAGTAATGTTTTATCCATTAGCTGGTGCTTCAGGAAAGTATTATACACCCAAAAAGTCAGAAATGTTTGACCTTGATGGAAAACCACATGACATGAGATATGGAGTCATCGTCATCAATCCAAGATATAATAAAATAGAGTCAACGATTGCTCATGAGTGGAGACACCACTGGCAACATTTTCACGGCATTAAATTTGAAATATCCGACTTGAAAACGTTCGGCAAAATGAAATTCAATGAAAGTCTTGTAAAATATTTCAGAACATCAAAGACAGAAAAAGATGCTTTACGTTTTCAATATGAACACGCAGGTATTCATGATGGTTGGGAGCAAATACTATATCCTTTCCTGAAAGATTTAATTATCAATCCAACAATAACTTATGGCAATAACACAATTAGTAACTAACAAAAAGTTCAGTCATGTAGTCCAAGTATCGGACATTCATATTCGTCTTACCAAGAGACATGAAGAATACAAGGAAGTATTCAAACGG